AGGTCCATTTCCAAAATTAGTTGTACCAACTCCAACTACTGTATATTGCCAACCTGCTTCTCCAGTTGCATCTGTGATTGGTGGAATATTGGTAACAACATTATATGCTCCTTTGTAGATAACAGCACCAGTAACAGTTGGAGGTGTCTCCCAAGACATTACATAATTACCAGCAACATTAGTAACCTTCAGGAACTTATCTGCAGTTCCTGCTGTTTGTGATGGGAAATATGTTAATCTTGAATTATCATAGAAAGTAATACCACTGGAACTACCTGCACCAACAAATGATAATCCTTCAGTATTAATTCTTAAATCTAATGTTTTTGCGATTGAACCAATCGGTGCATTATAAAATCTATACTCTGCGCTCTGTGCAGTATTTGTGAAGTTTTCTCTTGCAACGACTTCTATATTGTTTGCTGCTAATCCACCAGCAAATCCTGTAGAACCCCATCCAACTGAACTATAACGACTTAAAATATCTCCTGATTGTGATGCACTTGGAGATGCAGCAGTTCCACGACCAGCACGACTAACATAAGCAGGAAAAACACCAGTACCCCAAGCATCATTAGTGATACGACTTACTGCACCATCATTACCAGTGATATGCAACATACCACCAGAGTTTACGATTGGTTGATATGCTCCATTAGTTGAACCAATGATACTTACTCCACCAATATCACCTGCAGGAATAGTTGGAGGATAGAATTGAGTGCGACCTGTGCGGTCACTATAAAATGATGTTCTATTACTACTATCTTCAATTCTTACCGAACGATTGAATATAATATCTGCAGTTGCACCAAGTTGTCCAATATAAACATCACGAGTACCATCTTTAATCTGTAAAGTATTATCTCTTAAAATCCATTCACCAACTTCTAAACCGGCACCACCTTTGATGTAGAAATTACCTGCCTTTGCTCCAAGTGCTTGGTCGTTTCCTAATGTTTCGTCCTGTACATAAATCGTTCCAGTTCCAAACCAGACTTCTTTAAATCTTCTTGCTGGTGAACCTAACGACCAGATATTAGTTGTATATGGAAGAATATCCGAGTGATTAACAATATTACCACCAGCACCAGCATTTAAGGTAATATCAGTATTTTCAATTGTTGCAACTGATAAACCAGGATTAACAACTGCACGTGCAAAATTGATGATTGTATCGTATGGTATAGGAGATACACCTGCACCTACGGGGAAAGTCTTATCGGTAATAATAACCTTATTATATGTACCAGTACCAATACCAATAATCGCACTTCCAATTGAAATACCTGCACCAGCAATAATATCACCTATTTGAAGTGTAGGTGATGGAACTACTTGGAGTTCATAAACTGCATAATTAACACCAGTAATACCATATGTTAATCCATAACTACCAATCCCAAGATTAGCATATGGACCATATTCAAGAACTGAATTTAAATTTGCTCTTGTAATATTCGCAACAATTGAGGATACACCACTAATCACAGAACCAACTGGAAGATTTACATATGAAACTCCAATACCATTTGTGGTTGTATTTCCACGGTCGGTGACTGTATCCAGAGTTTCATTACTTAAAAGTCCGGTAGTTCCAATACCAATATTAGTTGTAAATTCTGCAGTATTTGTAGATGAGTTCCAAACCAATACACCTCCATTATAATAATTTGAATTGGTTGCAAGTCCTACAACATCATCCAAATATCTTAGACGAGTTTCACCACCACCACCGATTGTGGAAAGTTGTTGTTGAATGCGAGATAGGAAGAGTTTATAATGCTTTTCTAAATCTTCAAGTGTTGCGAACTTTTGGTCTAGAGGAGTTAGTGGGTCATTTTGTTGCTTGACATTTGATGGTTCGGAAAGAAGACCTAATGATCTCTCCATCAATGTTGGGTATTTTGGTTCTTCAAGTTCTTCTTGAAGTTCTTCTACTACCTCAACAATTTCCTCAATTACTTCTTCATTAATTGGTTCTATTTCATTAGAAGATAAGAAATCCTCAAATACTTTGAGTGCTTTATGACCTTTTTTATTTTTTATTTTACTCTTCGTTTTGAGAATAGAAACTTCTTCAAAGATAGAATCTAATCCCAAGTCACCAACCAAAGATTCATATTCTTCTTTTTTTCGTTTTTTTTCTTCTGCTACTAATTTAAAAAGTTCTGATAATTCTGATGACATACTAACAATTCCACTTTCTTAATGATTTATTGATTCTTGAATTAGGATCATTTGCAGTTTTTGCTGAAGTCAATTTCTTTTTCATACCTTTCATTCTGGAGCAAAAAGACTTTCTGCGATTTGCTGATTTTGATCCTTTTTTTAATTTGGAAGGTTCTGTTGTAACTGCAAGTGAGAGATGTGATCCAGGATGCTCTTTGCGGTAAGAAGCAATTCCTTTTTTATTTAGACCACCCTCGGGATTCTTTCCCTCTTTTCTTTGCCATGCTGCAGATGCTTCAGTCATAAATTGAGAAAAAGTTTTTCCCTCATCAACCCCTTGAAGTTTTCCTGCCTGCTTAAGGGCAACAATTCTTTGTCTAGGAGTCATTTGATCCTTTCTTTTCATAATTTTTTGAACAGCAACATCAAAAGATTTTTTATCGGAAGGAATATCAGTATCTGCTACTTGTTCTTCAATATAAATTCCCTCAGATTCATAATGTGCTAATTGAAGTTTTGGTCTTTTTGGTGCAGGAACATAAGGATTTTTTGGATCTTCTTTCGGAGCATTATATGGTTCATATGGAGATCCACCCTCTCCCTTTGCTAAAGGTAACTTTGGTTCCTTTCCTTTAATCAGTCTAATAGGAATATTTTCTGGATTTTCTTTGGGAAGAACTGGAAATTTCCATGGAGATTTTCCTCCAGGAATAGATGGGCTAATTGTTTCTTTAACTAGACGATCTGCTCTGATAATGTCAATAACTCTAAGAAATGTGTTACCATTTGCATCTTCAATAGTAACATCCTCATTTACCTTACTTTCATTACTATCAATATAATCGGCAGCAGTATCAATATAATCAGCAGCTTTAGTAATTTTTGATTGAACCCATGCCTCAATATTACCTTCCCCTTTCATTTTTTTCTTCAATCTTTTTGCAGCGTTCATAATTGTATTCAATTCAGAACGTGCCATTGAATACTCATAATCCTTTTCCTCATTGGCAGGATGTGGAGTATTTGGATCATATTTTTTTAAAGTAATTGGCATTGAGAACATATCCCAATATTTTGGTCCATATTTGCATTGATTGCGAGTTTCTTCTTTTGCACATTTTGGACAATATCTAATCATTTCAGACGCCTCTTTTACTGGAACACAATTTGGGACCATTTTCTTACCTTTCTTTTTCATACCTTCTTGCTTGTAACCATCCCAACAATCTTCTTTCATTTCTGATTTTGGTTTGATTCCTTTTTTCTTCATATTAATTGCAATTGCTGCTTGTTGTGCTAGATTTGCCGCTTCACTTTTTGTTCCCCAATTTGCAGCACCAACTTTACGACATTTGACAAGTGCTCCAGAAGCATATGCACTAGGCCAAACATCATATCTTGATTTTACTTTATTATAACAAGCATCCTTTTTGCCGCTAGATTTGCCTGGTTTGTCTTTTTGTGCTTCGTTGAGTTCCATTGATTCTTTAATTCCTGGTTCTGCTTTGACGTAATTTTTATCTTTTTTACCTTTAGCAAAGGTTGGAACATTCGTTGGTTTTGCTGCTCCAGATTTTTGTTGTTGCCCCTTATCTTTTTGACGTTTGCGACGAATTGCTGATATAATTAATGCCTTTCCCCTTTTACCCTTTTTCTTTAAAGAATTTAATCTTCCACTACTAAAACACTTTGGTGTCTTAGTCTCTCCTCGTTCATTTGCACAAGGAGATCCATCTGCCTGAACCCATCCTGGTTTGCCACTTTTTGATTTTGATCCTTTAAACCAATGATGTAGAGTTCCTTCTTTTAAATCTTTAATCCAATCATCTGGTGTTTTTCCATTTTTATCAACAAAAGCATTATGTAGTTTTTTTGCTGATAAATTGTGTTTTTTCATAATGACACGCATTAATTTATCAATAGAATCATAGGAAGTATCTTTTAAAGATTTTAATTCATCTTCAAGTTCCTCAACAGCATCATCTTCTTCACATCCACAATGCTCCTTTACATCCTTAAATTTTTTATGATGCTTTTTAGCATCTGCCTCCATTTTTTTCAAACGAGTATAATAATCTGGAATCTCATCTAAGTGCTGAAGAGCAATATCAGTTGCCAAAACTTTATCTTGTGTATGTTCATGTTCAATAGGAATTCCCATTTCAAGTTGATGCTTCACAAAGGAAACATCTAGACTATGCTTTTTAGCAATCTGTTCAACTGTCTTATGGGACTTTATTTTAAACACAAGATTCTTATATTATTCTTTATTATTTAGAAAACCTTGCTTAAGTATTTTTGACAATTCTGATGTGGATCCAACAAACAGAGCATTATTAGTTACACTACTTGGTGCCTTTGCAGTATCTTCTTGAACATCTTTGAGTTTTTTCTGCAAATCAATTAATTTATCAGTTGTATCCGCAACACTTTTGATTAATTGTCCCGCAACTTCATATGCTCTTGGAGAACCACCTTCACCAGCAAGTTCCATAATTCCATTAATTGCTTCTTGCCCTTTTTCAATTAATGAATATAAATTTGCTCTTGTATACTCATAATCTTTTTTAATATCATCAGATTTTACCGGAAGAATATCAATTTTTTCTGTAGGTTTTTCTACTTCGACAATACTGCTTTCAATATTCAAAGCATTGTCTAATCCTTCATAATTATTTTTCATAATTTATCAAATATCCGTCTGTTGTGTTGGACTATAAGTCTTGGAATCTGAAAATTGTTCCCAAGTCTCATCAAACCCAAAATCATCTCCAGGTTGAGCGTCAATTGGATCTGGAACAACAGTGTATCTCATTTCTCTCTTTGCAGTATTGACATTAGTACTTGTATATGTATCAACCTGAACTTTGCGGATAAGACCATCAGTACTACTAGCGATTGGTCCAAATAGATAAGTTTTTGCTGTAAAATTCAAAGTATAAATCAATGCTCTTCTGGTAGAAAAATCTCCCTCATATTCGTCTTTAAAAGAAATATCATCAAGAACAATTGGAATATCTCTTTTTTCACCAATAGAATCAATCAAATCTACAGTAACAGTAAATGCTGGTTGAAAATTTGGCAATATCTGTTCTATAATTTGAAGTACGTCGTCATTTAATTTTGAGAATATATTTAACTGGAATCCAATATTGTATGGTACTGGCAAATAAACTTTTTTTAAATTTACTCCATCAGATGCCTTAAATGTTTGAGTTGCAGTAGTTTTTCTACTAGCATCATAATTTAAAGATACCATTTCAAATGACATTCTTGGCAAAGTTATTTGGACTGGTTTATTTAATTCAGATTGCTGTTCCAAACGTGCTAAAAATTTTTGATTTGGTCCATATGCCAATGGAACTCTCATTTCAGTATATTCATTACCATTCGCATCATCGTGCTTTATATAAATTTCATTAAATAAAGTTCCGAAAGCAATAATAGTCTTTCTAATTATTTGATGGTAATAGTATGTTCCTAGCATTAGTAATTTCCAAATGGATTTGATTGTGAAAAATCTATGATAAGATCTGCTTCTGCTTCAATCTCATCGTTTTGTTCATATTTATCTGACGATAAACTTACATTGTAATTCTTAAGGGTGTATCTAGCTGATGATGCACTACCTACAATTGTTTCTCCAGGTAAAAATTCTCCAGAAGTTATACCAATTTGAAGAATACTTGCATCTTCATCCCAAGATTTGACTGATGCTTTTGCTCCAGAAATAGATCCAGTAATAACTTCATTAAATATATAAGTGCCAATTCCTGTTGGGGATGGTGGAGATGCTATAGATATGGATGTATTACCATATCCACTGCCAGCATCCGATATTAAAATTCTTGATATTGTATTTCCAATACTGACTACTGCAGTACCGTAGGCAAGATTTCCACCAAATTCTGGGTATCCAAATGTGACCGATGGGGAATTAACATAACCATATCCACCAGTAGTAATTGCTATATTAGTTATTCCATATGAATTTGTAACAATTTCACAAGTAGCAGCTGCTCCAGATCCACCACCACCAATAAATGATATTGTTGGAGTTGTAGTATATCCTGCCCCAGCATTTGTCAATAAAATTCTATCAATGGAACAAACTCCACCTATACATGATGTAATTGCAACCGCAGTAGCGTTAGTTCCTCCAGATGGTGCTGAACTTATGGCTACCGTAGGAGTTGATGTATAACCATAACCATCATTATTGAGTATTATTCTTCTAATATATCCACTAGATATTCCAACAGTTGCCTGTGCTTGATTTGTAAATGCGAATAATTCCAAATCACTAATATAACCTTGTGCTTTCAATGTGGTGTCAATTTCATCGACTGTAGTATTCATTCCTTCCCATCCACCAACTTCATCTTCATATTCGAATAATTCACATTGTAATTCATAAACATATAGATTCCCTAATTGATAAAAGGGTTTCTCATGTTCTACAAATTTAACTTCAAATAATCTTTTACCTAAAGGAAAGTATATTATATCTCCTTCTCTTGGTCTAGTTGTAACAGTAATTTCATCATCTGGCATTGATTCTAAAAATGGAGATATGAAATCTTCAAATCTTTCTCTTGATATGACCAAATTTACTTCATCTTTAAGACTCATACCAAATTTTGTCAGTATGTCTCCAGCCCCAGTATATCCATCATATGTATTAACATATGCTTCAATCATAAAATTATCATTGAATTTTGAAGCACTAACTTCTCTAATGATTGTTTCTTTTTTTACAAATTTTCTTGGAATATATGCAACTTCAACACCATACATTCTCAACTGTTCGTTGATTAGTTGCTGTATTAGTCTTTGTTCGCTAGAAGAACCTTGTTGAAAAAATGGATTAAGTGCCATTATCCAATAAAATCGTAGGGTGGAAGTTCATATTCGAGAGCCATTTTTGATCTAATATCCTCTATCTCTCTTTCTGCATCATCATATATTTCTCTACCATTTAATTCAATTCCTCCAGGAAGTTTAACTCCTCTAAATTTAATTAAATTTTGTCCCCATTGTCTTTTAATCAATGCCGTCAAATATTTTTTTATAAAACTATCATTCCAAACTTTGGTAAAGTCATTAGGATCTAAAATTCTATAGCAATCAATTACTAAAAAACTATCTGCTTTTTGTGCTCCCCATTCAATATCCAAATACATCCTATTTTGTCTTTTATTGAATCTGATTTGCTTATCTGTTGTGAGTAAAAAATCAATATCTTCCAAATAACTTTTTACCATAGCATATTGTAATAGTTCAACCGAATTGAAATAGTATAAATCATTTAAAAATAATTGATATTTAATACTAAACATTCCACCACTAATTGAACTTGTATCAAATTTAAAAACCTTTTCTATTCCTATGACAGAATCTGGAACTTGAATGTAGTTGGCAGTTTCATAAAAATTAAAATTTGTCGATACGCCATTAATTACAGATGTTCCTGTAGTAGTTTTAATTCCTACTCCATTAGTACCTTTTCCAGTTCCCCTATCAATATCTGCTTGAGTAATTTTATATTTTAAATACATTCTTTCAACACCATCAAAATGCCTTTCATGGAAGTACTGAAGGGCATCATCAACTAAATCATCAACTTGGTCATCGTCAACGTTAATTTCCAACACGGGGGCTCCAAGACGCCTTAAACAGTAATCAATTAACTCTTGTCTTGACGATGGTTTTGCCATTATTTGCAACTATTTTTAATTATTTATTAAGATATTAAATCTTTTACTACTTCTTGCTGTTTTAAGTACAATTTGCAATATAATTTTGCAAAAATTTTTAGTTGTTCAATATCCATATTTTCAATAGTTCTAGCATGTTTTTCATATTCAAATAATTTACCAATATCCTCTAATATAATATCATTTGGATCCATTAATTATCTCCTTTAATAGATTTTTAATTTCTGAAATGTCGTCCTTCATTTGTTCAATTTCTTGTCTTTGAGATTTTCTACTAATTAGACTATTATTGTACTGATCATATGATACACTATCTGTATTAATTATTGCACCACTATATTCATCTCGAAATAAATTTGTATGCCCTTCTACTGGTATCATCATGCTAATGCAATAGTTCTTACGTCTTTTAATCTTGGATATCTTGATTGATCTGTTCCGGACATTACAATTTTAATTTTGTATCCAGTAAACGGTCCAATATTGGATGCCGTATATTGATACTCTAAGAATTGATTTTGTAGACTTGAAGGAACAGCAATGTCTGGTAATCCACTATTTTTAGAAGGATCTACGACATCAAGATAACCATCTTGGTTGTTATCTATTGTTAGATTATCATATCCTGGGAAAAGTTCATATGCTTGTTCAATTTCAGATGAATCTGGTCTAATTAAACTATACAAAACTCTGAAATCTGCAGATGAATGCCTATATGCGGCAACAAAAACTTTTAAGGTATTTGATTGTTGCGATAATCTAATAGTATTCGAAACATAAATTGCAGAATGTGGATCATCTGTTAAAGAACTTGATCTCTTATCAGTTGTGTAGTTTGAAATTGGTCGGTTTAATCTTCCAATTATAAATTCAGTGAATGTAGTGTCTAAGAAAATCATTGGAGATACGTTCCAATTATTTGTTGTCAAGGTAATAGCAGTCAAGAAAGATTTATTTCTTGGCATACTGGATAAAAATTCACTTTCATTTGCTGGAGAACATACTATTCTTGTAGAATTTAATACATTCTCTGCATTTAATTCAACATCTTCATAACCTTGGTCAACGAAAGAAATTTCTGTTCCGCTTGCACTTGTTCCACTTACAGTTCTTATCTGAGCACTTACTCCAGTAGTTCCTGATGGTGCAATGATTTGATACATTGGTATTACACTATTAAAAATAATATTTTCGGACGCAAATACCGATGTTCCTCCACATGTGGACTCCAAATTAAATCCTAATCTGGGAGCATCAGCTCCAGATCCATCAATTAATCCATCAACACTTCTATCTGGACCTAATGTTGCTACTCCACCATCAACATCATTACCATTCAAACTAATTTCAATGTGGTAACTATCAATATCCATCCCATAATCACTAATATCATGAGTTGTATTAATTCTTCTCAATGATACACCATTAACCTCATATTTGTATATTAAATCGTTTGTTAAATGATTAATTGGAATTGTGGAATCTATACCTCTTGTAAGATTTTCAATAATTCCAACTCCCACAGATGTATACTCAATAATTTCATTATTGATTTGTACATATCCTGGATTTGCTGCACTTACAGGAATACCTTCAAAAATTCTAAAATTAGCAGTGTCTGCTACAGAAACATTAATTAATACATCTGAAGACGCTAGATCGGATATTAGAGGTATAGGTGCAACATTTGATCTAACATCAGATAATGTTACTCTATTATTATTTGCATACATTCCATGATTGAAATGATTGACTTTAACATAGTTGCCACCATAGTTTGATCCATATGGAACTGAATTTCCTCTAATGTAGGTAGATCCTAAAGTAACTCTATTTCCAGAATTATCAAAGTAACTTAAGAATGACCCATCACCAAATTGATTTCCTTGTACATTATTCAGATATAATGTATCTATAGAATTGCTATTTCCAGTAATGGTAATGCTAGCACCTTCTCCAGTATTCGAAGAAACAGTTGATGTTACAATTCCAACAATATCACCAATCGCATACCCATTTCCTGGACTTACAATTGTTGGAGTTCCTGTAATTACTCCACTTGATGCTGAAATATTTAAAGTTAATCCCGAACCTTGTCCAGTAATACTATATGTTGAGACTAAAGTGTCCGTAACGTAATTTCTTCCACCGGTTGTAAGACTTAAAGATGATACTGATGATCCAGTTCCTACAATATAACCATAATTATAGTTCTTTAGGTTTTCACTAACTTTTCTACCAGTCGTCAATTGGGAAATTAAACTGGAATTATAAGTTGTAGTGATACCAACCTTAAGTTTTCTTGGATAAGTTGTAAGCGGATTTGCAAACAACCTCTTAATATAATTATTACCTCTACCTAGGTCTGGATTTTGGAAGAATACGGTTCCACTAGATTGAGTAAATGCGGCCTTATATAACTTAAATTTCAAATCTTGATACTGATTTGCAGTCCAAATAGATCCATTTTGCGATTTAAATAAACTTCCAACCGCAAATTGTGTTGTGTATCTTACACTTTCAGCATCTGGAAGTTCGGCGGTATTAATAGTTTTTTGCCCCATTTCAGCGATCCAAACTTCATATTCATCAGATTCTGGAGCCAAAAGAACCAGAGCATATTCATTTCCTGGGGGTAAAAATAATGGATTTGGGAATGTGCATCTGGTTGGAACAGAAGCATCTTCTGAAGTTTGAATTTGACTTGGACTTAAAACCACACCACCAATAGCCATTAATGTTGGAGTTCCCAATTCAACAGTTCTTATTTGAACTGTAATTGATTTGTTATTTGTACTCTTACTTCTAAAATATAAATCAACAGAAGTGACGTAAACTCCATTAACATCTTCTGTAAATGATTGGTTTGCAACAGCATCTATTGAAACTCCAACCGTAAAGGTTTGTGCCAAAGGATCAGTATGTCTCTGCGCCTGCTGCTGAATAACGTTTGTAACGTTTGTAACGTTTGTAATCTCTTGAGTAATATTGGTAATAAAATTTAATTCTTCAGGTGGCAATTCGAATTGTGATACTGCCGTTTGAGTTGTTTCAGTTAATGTGGTAGTATTGACAATTTGAGTATGATCTAAATTAGCAGTAATAACATTTCTGCGGACAATATCTTGGTACATTTGTGTAGTACCTTCAGCAAGATAATTGACCTGTGCAGATGAAATATCAGTACTACCTAATAATTGCGTTTCATCCGTTGGACTTGAAGTGAGTCTATATGTCTTATTACCAGTAGTTATTCTGACAGTTGGGGGTGGATTTGTATTTGGATCTCTTAGGAAGAATGATCCAATCAAATCTCCAGCGTTATCGGATATTAGTCTTAAGTCTTTGACATATGCAGTAGCACCACTTGTTGTTCCGATTATAACAGAGACTGGCACCAAATATCCAAAATATCTTGGATCTGTTTCATCCGCTAAAGAAAATGTATCTATATTTAAAATTGGTGTTGATGTACTATAATTACTAGGTAAAGATTCATCTCTGGAATATGGATTTATATCATAAGTAATTGTTGGGGCATCAAATGGACCAAATTTATGATTTGGTTGTGCAACACGGAAAGATGCTATCAATCTTGAAGCATTATATACGATGACTCTTTCACCAATAATGAAAGATGCGTTAGATGATCCTGGATTTGTGAGATTTATATCTTGCGAAATTTCAATCAATTTTGGTATAAAATCTACACTACTATTATTATCAAAAAACTGATAAAATCTTTGTCCGGCTTTTAGGTTAGATGCTACAAATTGAGTATTTCTTGATCTAATGTAAATTTCATTTGATTGAGTGACAAATGCAGTTTCTTCTGTTTGTGAAGTACTGGTATCACTAGATCTTGTATTTGAAGTCTGAGTTGTTGTATTACTACTTAAAGTTGTAAATGTATCTGCTACTGTAACAGTCCTGCCGGACAATCCAGTGCCAGCACTTGATCTATTATCAACTCTATTTAAATTAAATCTATTAGTTTCTGTAGTTATTTGGAGATTTAATGTATTTGAATGAGTAAGAACTTTATTGTCTAACTGTATAGTTCTAATCCAAGTATCCCTTTCTGGAGTTAATCTTACCGTTCCATTATAGTTTATAACATTGAATGGATTTACATTTTCAACTAGTGTAGCAAATGGTTGTTGAATCCAATCTGTTTCCACATATGCTAATGTCACTACTTGACCGGTTTTTTGTATTCTATTATCTAATAATTGATAATCAGATTGACGATCTAAATTTGCAACTGATAGAGATGCTGCAGGTACTAATTGACTCTGTAAAGTATTTCTGGAAATTATCGGTGTTAATTGATTTGTTCGGTCATTGACTTCACATAAAGAAGCATTTAAATCAATTAAGTTTGTGGTTTTAAAATCATCAACAAAAAATCCTGTCTTAAATCTATTGAATCCATCGGCATCTTGAATTTGTAAAGATTGTGTATTCAGTTCCAATAATGAAAGAGAAGTAACTTTTTCAAGATTTTCAACTCTATCTTCAATTTTTCCAATATCCTTCATTGTATATCTTCTATTATCAATTAAAGATATTTTTGCATCCTTAGGATCATAAAGATATGGGGGCAAATAAATTGTACCTAATTCTAATACTTGTTGATTGATTAATGGTTCTTTTGGATTTCTTGAGGAAATTCCTTTTTGTACAACTAAAGCTCCATACTTATCCAAATATAATTTATCAGTTCTACCAAGATAATAATCATATGATACTAGTGAACTTTCATTTGGTTTAAAAATAGTTGATATTGATAAACTTCTGGAAGAAAAATCAAAAGGTGATGATGAAGATCCACTAAAATATGAAACCCTTGGTCTAAAATCTAAAGTATCAGATGCTCTTACTTGTCTTAATCCAATATATGGAATGTCTCTTGCAAATCTATCTTTTTGATAACTAAGTACAGTAAATGCATCACCATTATCGGTAGCAGAAACCAAGTAATGATCAAATACTACTAATAATTGTCTTGCAGGTTCACTTTCTCCTCTATTTCTTATTAATCTAGAATAATCATAATATTGATCTCTTTGACCTTTATCTAGTTTAAAATTATTGGTAATATCTTTATATTTTCCAGAAATAATCATATCTATTTCTGCAATAATATTAGATTCTTCAAATAAAACTTCCTCATTTGCAAAAAATCTGTTTGAATTCAAATAAACAATTTCCAAATTGTTTGGAGATGCTCCAGGTTTTGCGACTATTCTGGCAAGGGTATTACTAGTTCTTCCAATAATATTTTCCCCAATAATTGAATTTGATGCTACATTAACAATAGATGAAAATGATAGTTGATCTAATTGTGGAACATCAACATCTAATGATTCATAAACTACCAATACTGATGAAACATCTGGATAATTAAGACAAATTTCTTCATCTTGAACTCTTAATCCATAATATTGATTATATGCCAATCCATCATTAATAGATGAACTGATGCCACTTCCGGATGAATTATATTTTGATAGATTTACAACTAATTTATTACTACGATTAAAAGTTTTTACCTTAGATTGAATTCCAGATTTAATAAAAGTTGCTTTAATTTTATGTATAGTTTTATTTGAAATTCCTGAAAATGTGACCTGATTAGAACTTATTACAACTTCATTTCCAGTTAATGTTTCTATGGTACCGTCAGTATAATGAATAGAATATCTCTGCTCATCATATGCTTGGAAAGATGCTTGAGAAATACCTGCAGGAAGATTGAAATTTGAAGCAGATACTGTTAAAGTATTTCCAGTAACAGTTGTAGAAATATTTGATTCTGCAGAAAAACTTATATTTGAATTTGATAAATCTACAGTTGCAATGTTTGGGTTTGGCAATTCTGTATATAGATACGCATCTTCTTGTTTAAGAATTGCAGAATCTGCCATAAAAAGTGAAGATCTAGTCTCTGTAGGTGGAAGACTGCCAACACAAACGCCCAATACATTAGGTATCGCCACAACATTCATTGATAAACCATCTGCAGAGACTGATACTACCCTATTATAAGTCTCGGTAGAAAATCCAGTTACTCCATACCTAATAATTGAATTGGTAGCAATACCAGAAAATAGTTTATTTGGCGAAGTAATAGTTCCACCAACAGAAACAGTTATCTGATTATTAATACTAAATCCATTTGGAATAGTTTTATTTAAAACAGTATCTGCAGTAAATGTTGGGGATCCTGATTGATATACGGATTTAATATCTTTAGCACTATAAACTTTAATACTTTGTACACTTCTTACATATGACTCTACACCATTAATTATTAATTGCTCATTAATAGAAAATGATCCAGAAGTTTGTCTCAATTTAATTCTGATGGAACCTCCTCCAGCAGATACTGCATATCCAGATGCTCCACTACTCTTACCAACAACATATGATGTTGCTGGCAATTCTGTATTGGATACTGCACTATTGAGTGTTATTTCCGTATAAGTTTGAATATCATAAAGATATAAATCCCAATTAGTAGTTCTGTCTACATATGCCGCATCTGTTAAATTGAAAGAATATACCCTAGCATCTCCAATCTTAACTCCAGAATCACCTACTCTTCTATCATATAAATCAATTGTTTGATTTTGTACTGCACATCCAGAAACATTATTTACTCTAATTATATTTCCCATATTAAATGGAACTCCAAATCCTAAGACTTTTTCAATATCTCTTGGTTTGGGGACATCTATAACAGTTGTTCCGGATTTCATAACATCATGACCTATAACATAGGCTTTTCCTGGAGAAACCTTAACACACATCAAATCATCTGTAGGATCATTATTTTGATTTGTTTTTTCTCCGCCAAAAAATAGACCATCATTTCCAAGTCTATTATTTAATGAATTATTCACAGTAATGGTGAATGGTTCTACAGTATAATTTCCAGATTCCTCAAAAGTTCTCTGTGCAATATAATCTTTAATTAAATTGTAATCAGTTTTTGTTTCAAGTTTTTCAATATTGCCACTTTTGACTCTTAAGAGTTCTACAAAATCTGTGTCTGTAGTATAATCATATAATGGTTTTTTAGTTAATTCTAATATTATTGCAAATCTATCAGCTCCTGGTGCTGCGTAATTATTAAATCCCTTGGCATTATCATATAATGATTTATCATCTTTGGCTGAGATTATTTCCTCAATAATTTTTAATCCAACTCTATATGATGGATAATTCGTATAATTATCTAAAATTATAGTTTGATTCAGAACTTTTACAAAACATCCTCTGACAAAATATACACCATTTGAAATTGATACTGAAGATCCTAATGCAGTGGCATTGTCAGAAATTAATGATGCAAAAACAGTTCTAGCATTAATTACTGTATTTCCGTAGGTTACGTTTTCAGTACAAATTAAAGATTCTCCATTTATAAAAACTGATGTAGAAAAATCAGATCCAGATTCTAAGTATTTTACATATAATGTTATATACTCTACATTTCCATTATCAGGAAAACTTATATATTGAATAGATGCCTTAATTCCCGAAGACTGTCCAATAATGGTTTTTCCAATAAATTGTTCAATATAAACTGAAATGTCAATATTAAATGTAGTTGGATTTAATTTTACTGCATGAAATCTATTTTCATAAGTTACTCCTCCGGGAATAACCATAGATCCTTCTTTGAATATATGACTACCAAAGGATTCAATTTGATTTTGTAAAATTGATTGGATTGTATTTAATTCTCTCGACTGAATTGGTCGCCCTGGATTAAATAAAACTTTATAAAAATCTTTATCAGCATCAAAGTCGTCAAAATAAGGACTTACATTAAGATTAGTTTTTTGTGCCATTTTTAAAATTCCAGGATGATTTTAACGTCTTCTTTTTGTCTTAAATTTCTTGATACCAATGGTCTATTATCGATATAGATAATATCACCCGATACTTTATTTATCTCTGGACTGGCAAGACCATATTGGAATTCAACTCCCAAATTTATAATTTTATTGCTATTAGGTGGAATCGTTGTAATTCCACTGAATCCAGAATCTATTGAGCAACTAAATCCACTAGTAGAAACTACATTTCCCCCACTGGAAGAAAATTCAATATTTTCATTTGCATTTGTACTTACATTAATATAATCTGTTTGATCGTACAATGCTGGATTATAATATAATGATCTATCTTTGAAGTATTTTAAAACTTTTGTCTCACCATCGTATGAAGCAACATATCCAACTGCCGTATCTCCATTAATAACTTGGGAAATTTTTTCCCCAATTAATGGAACACTAGATCCACTAGGAATAACTTTCATAGCGTATAAACTAGAATACTGCGGATCAGTAAAAGATTCTGTAGAAATAAACCTGGTTGGATTCCTAACAATTCCAATCTGTGCAAATTTTGTATCAACTGGATAGTCTTTTGTAGAATCATCAAATCTTACATAGATTAGGATTTTATCCGCACCAAGTTCTTTATATAAATCAAATCCATGTCCTCTAGATGGTGGAATAATTGGAATTAATTTCGCTGGATATGGAATAGTTCCTGCTGGTTGTAAAGGTCCTAAATCTACAATTCCATAGGTATATCCTTTTCCACCAGAAGTAACAACTGTATCTGTAATTTCCCCACTTTCATTTGTATAGATATATACCCTTCCCCCAGACCCATCGCCCAAAATATCTACTTCACCAGAATTATAATTCTGTCCTTTATCTTGAATATATACTTTTTTAATTTGGTTCTCATTAATCGTAGAATCCCCATTCTCTCTTACAGCAACAATTTGTGGGTTAGTTGATGTTTCCCATTCATTTGGAAGAGTAATGTACTCTGTAGAATCAAACTTTATAATATCACTTGGTGATATTGTGAAAAGATACTTCCAAATATACCCATCACCACTTTCTCCTGCTCTAGATGGCTCCAAATCTGTAAAAAGTGGTTGATCTTGAGATTGATTTCCCGTAGTATTAATTCCAGATGAACCATTATCAATACAAATATAAACTTGATAGTTTGAATTTATTACATAATAATTTGTATCATAAAGTCGTGAAGAATTTGTAATTGGAGATGGAGAAATAATACTATAATCATGGCGATACATGTCATATTTATTTCCAGATGTCCATTCTATCTTTCTTATTGCCCTTCTTATATTTGAATTTGTAATTTTTTTACCAAATAATGACGTATCTCCATAATGTGGAAGATAGTCTGGATTATCGATTGGATTTGGAATTGTAGCCGAGTTTGGATCAGGAATATCCAATCTATCCCAGTTTTCATTCCTACCAAATCCATCATTTATTTGTGGATTTGGTAGTCCAACAAATACATAATAAGAATTTTCACCGCTTTCAATGGAATTTATAAAATTACTAGCGTTTAAAATTCTAAATTGATCTGTTACAAGTGCAGTCATATATTGGGTTTTTTTTATATTTATAATCCCATTACACGCTTTTTCAAAGATCCAGTATTTCTTAATCCATATCCTCTTCTTTGAACACTTGCAAAAGTTGTTAATCCAACATCTAATGTTTTTCCAGTAACCGCTATTGATATATTATTTGTTCTTTCAAATCCACTCAACTTACCCCAGGAGAATCTACCAACAGGATAATTATTAGTTCCAGTTGTAGCAATGCCAACTATAGAAGTATTTGAACGAATATTGCAAGTAATAATACCTAAAGTCGTATCAATAGCATCTACATAATAGATATTATCCAAACAGATTGTTCCAATTCCAATCACATTTGAATTACTATTATATACAGATGTTACCCCATTACCAACTCTAGTATTGTTGATATAGATTGGATACCCAACTTGAAGATCAGAATATAATGGAGGATCTCTGAATATTGTAAACTTGAGGGCCAAACTTGCTCCATTAAGTCCAGGAGCAGTTGCAATACCTGTGATAACACCATCAAATCCTCTGACAATTGATACATCTCTTAGTAATTCAATATTTGTCGAAGTAGATGGAGATGGTACAATAATTTTTGGAGGTGAACCTGATTCATATCCTAATCCGGAATTTGTAATTGTAATTGGAGTCGTCAACCTTCCATTTGTTATTTTAACCTTTGCTGTGGCAGTTGTTCCAATACCAACCCCAATTAATTTGGGAGGTGAAATTTTTACAGAAACCTCTGTTCCGATATATCCACCCCCAGATTGTACAATAGTCAATGATCCAACTATTCCATCTATTGTCACATTGGCAGTTACTTCTGCCGGAATAAATGTATTTTCGTCATTAACTATTAAACAATCAAAAGTACTTACTGGAGATTCTTCTTCATAATCAAAAAATTGAGCATTATCTAGATATAATTCAGTATCAGATGATGAGAAGTTTTTGATAATTTTAGCGGTAGGATAAACTTGTGATTCAATAGAATCTCTTGATTTAGGAACAACAACCTCATTAATTAAATAATCTCTCTTTTGCTTTGTCCAATATATTGGTTTATAATTAATTTGATCAATACCTTTACCAGTATATGTATTAGTTTGTAATCTATCCGAACCAATGATGTCATATACAATTCTATTATCTTGAGTTATTGTTCCAGAAATATTGTTATTACTATTAATTTGGAGTGTATCACCTGGTTGAATTAATTCATTAACACTAACTCTTACACTATCCTCATTTCTAGTTCCAGTATAGAAGAAAATTGACACCTCATCTTCTGCTTTTGGTGGAGTAGTAAAGGTAAATGATGTACCCCCACTAAAATTATATGCAGATTTTGGATCTTGAAGAATTCCATTAATGTAAATTACCAATAGGGAATCGAAATCAATTAAACTGGAATCTGGATCATCTCGGTTTGTTTCAAAACTTAAAAGTTCTGAATTATAATAAAGTGGAAATCTTGTTCTTGTTCCGTCTTGCAATCTTCGAATTGAATCGATGTAATTCATTTCTCCAAACTGAATGGCAGCAAATGTGTCATTAAATACCTCAAGAACAGTCAATTTGAAAGGTTCTATTGGAGAATTCAAAGATCTTGCGGTGACAAGACCGGCTACAGTAAATTCATCACCAATTTTAAAACTATACCCAGGTCTTGTTATTTTAAATGAACTAACTTCAAATAAAGTTGATCCAATTCCAACTCTATTGCTTGGACCAATTTCTAAATTCATTAATAAACCAACACCAGTAGTAGTAGTTGCTCCAATTCCTAATCTAGAAATTCCAACTACGGGCATATTCTCATAACTTGGAGATGGTGCAATAATTGATGGACTTACATATCCACTTCCACCATTAACGATATTAAGACGCAAAGTTCCACCCACACCTACAGTTGCTGTTATTGTTGCTGCAGCACCAGTGTGATTTTCATCCATTACTCTAATGGAAACTGGTGCCCTATAACCAGATCCGAAATTACCTGTGGTACCAAATCCAACAATAGTTCCACTTCCATTTAAGATGGCAGTAACTGAAAGACCAACAAGAGGTGCGTATCCAAGACCTGAAGTAGATCCAAGAGAAACAATTAGACCACCTCTGGGCAATTGATTTTGATTTTGATCTGATTGTGAAATAATTAGACTTCCATTAGAACTAGTAATTCCAGTAAATCTTACACTACTAATTCCTGCATTATAATCTTCAATAATTTCATAATTGCTGAAAGTTGCATTTTCTGTAGTTGGGGTTTGGAATATTCCGTTAATAAACAACAATCCATTTCCTGCGGTAGTTCCAAGACCAACTGTGTTGATACCAGTATTAGTTAATGTAAATATATTATTGACTCCATTAAATTTATCTGAAAAATCATCATATACAGTATTTGTTCTATAATTCTTTCTTAAAAATACCCTACCATTAAATTTTGCCCTTTCTCTAACTAAATTGCTGTTATCAAATCCAACCAAATCAAATATATTTCCTCTTGGAGGATTTGTAAAGAATATTTCATTACCCACAATATTATAAGAACCTTTATAAATTCTTGCCTGACTTCCATTTGAATGAGCAGATGAAGCAGTTCCACAAAATCCCCTTATAACTTGTACTAATGGAACATTGCCGGTAAAGGTAATTGGTCCAACACTGGTAGTTCCAAATCCAACATTTACAACTTTCATATATTCATCATCAACTTTAATGATATTTTCAATAATTACAGTACCAATTCCACTTAATGCAATAATACTGTTACCAATACCAATTCCACCACCAGGATTTCCTACTAAAGTCTGTAAATTTGAAGTATAACTTAATGGATATTGTGCTAAATTAGCTATTGTAATGAATGATTTCTCATTCTTTTTGACCATTTCAAGTTCATGTGCATTACCCTCACCAAAAGATCTAAATGTTACATAAATTCCAGCATTAGCATATTCTTTTCTTGTTGCAAGTCTAAATCTAGAATTATCAATTTTGATTGGATAAACTATTGGTGGTAGTAAATTAGTTGTAATACCCAAATAGTTTGCTGTCAATCCAATTCCAATTGCCGATGTCCCTACACCAACAAAAGTAGATTTTGGTCTGTATATTAATTCTTCTCCTGTACTGAAGAAGTGATTATTAATTGTAAACGTATGAGTTGTTAAATCTAGTACATCAGCATCTTCGGGGTCAAAAGTTTTTTTGAAAATTGGAGTTCCCTGATAATTTAAATCAAAGTTTAATCTATCAACTCTCAATGAATTTAATCCATAGTACTTTGCGATACTTAATGATTCGCTAATTGGAGAGTATAATAACTTAGGTGGTATATTGATTTCATCAACATTTGTATAAAAAGCTTCAGTAAATGTTAATATCTCAAGATTTTGTCCTCCAGTAGTGGAATCTGGATAAAATCTTAATTTTAATGTATTTCCAGAAAAATATCCACCAAATGAACCAATTCCGGATGTGCTGCCAATAGAAAGGAATGGATATTGTGTTGTATATACATCAGTTCCGTCATGAATCATTAAAATCTGATGTAATGCAGTTGTCTTACCATAACCTACTTTTACTGTAGATTTGAGTGATGAGAATCTTGTGCTATCGAAAGAAATAATATCAGTAGATGTTGAACTTCTAGTATATGATGATTCATATAATGCCGTAGATTCTGTTCCATTCCTTTGTCTGGGGAATTTAAATCTATATGTACCAATTCCAACTGCAGTAGATCCAAATCCTACTGTTTTACTACTATATCTAACTCTTCCAGTTTTTCCTGGTACGATAGAATTTGTATTTGAAAAATTTAATGATATTATTCCATTAGATAACCGTGGAGCAAATGATCCAATATAATTACCAACACTGGAATTTGAACCATCAAAATGAAATTCGCTATAATAAACATCTGTTCCATCATGTGCAACATAAAAATCAACATAATCCATCTTATTTGTATCGATATCAATTAATTCGACACTAGTGAAAAAGGAATTGACCTTAGACGCTTGGAAAGCAACGACTGCTGTTGTCCCAACACCAACTAGTTTATTTGAGGCAGTTAAATCAGTCAATCCAACAGAATAGGTAGAAATTCCAGATTGTGGGGTATTGAATTCAGTTTTTAAAATTTTGATATCATAATCAGAATCATATATATCTTCTGGAACAAATTGAAGATAGAAAGTATTAAAACTATCAATAACTCCACTGACTTCTGCAATTGGAGTGTATTTATTCGATAATAATCCCTTAACAAGGGTATATACATTCTGATTATCATTAATTACGACAACCTCCATCAATTGAATCTCGGGAGCACCAGTAGTAACTTTTCTAATTTGAAGTAATGCTTTAGTTAATCTTTTTGTTACATCTAAAGGCAAAATAATGGAAAAAGTTAACTCTTTTTCATCCTCAACACTAGAGAATAGAGGACTAATATTATCAATTTGTAAAACTCTATTGGTGTTACATTGGATATAATCCGATAATTTAATATTTTTAAATTTAATAACTTGTGTTGCATCTGAAAGAGAGTCAACATCAATACCAAAATCTATATTATTGATAGTAGTAACATTAGATTCTTGAATATAATCCACAATTGCCGAAATTATGGGATCAGATGCTGTTGCAAGACCAGATTGGGCATTTTTTATTATTTGTTTGTCAGTAAAATTTTTAGTTCCTATTGTATGAACTAAATTATTTACTGGGGTTACAATTTCTCCCCATTCTCTTGTACTTTTAATAGTATATGAAAGATTTTGATAATAATCATTGTCTGGAATTACTTGAGTATCTTCACCTATTTTTCCACTATCATCTCTCCATCCAATATTTTGCCTATTAGAATAATCAACTACAAAGTTTCCACGGATAATATCAACTTTATTTACAGTTCCAACAGTAAATGATGATGAACCTTTAATTATTTCATTTGGTGATAAATTATAATTTCCAGATAATCTAACACAATTTCCATTTGATCCAGTTACAACTAAATCAGTTTCTTCAAATCCAAATCCATTATCGGAAATAATTTTTTCACCAATAAAGAATGTTGATAGTTTTTGAGTAACAGAAAATTGTGGATAATTATCGTATTTAATAAAACTTGCAAATGAGTCTTGTACAGTTTTAGCAATTCCTGGATTGCCATACAAAGTTGGTATTTTAAATTCAAATTTTCCTGGATTTGATTGTGCATAATATCTGGTAACATCAAAGAATTGATATCCATGATTTTCCGAATTAAATCCTAACCCATCAACATAATTTGTAATTCCCTCAATATAAACCTTATCCCCTGCCACCAGTGGATCGGTAGAAAATCCTACAATCGGAGTGCTGATGTAGCAAGTTGCTATTCCAGATGTAGAGGTTTCTATTTCATAAATTCTAATACCATTAGTATTATTTGTTGTTCTTAAAGTTACTTTTTTAAATGGTAATCCTTTAGGAATTTTATCGATAATAATAGATGAAATAGTACTTCCATTCAATTTACATCTAATTACCCCAGAATTTATTTTTTCACCAGTATCAGAATTTACGACTACCAAATTTGGTTCTGTCGAATAATTTTTACCACCATTGATAATTTCTACACTTGAGAGGAAACTTGAAGATTCGAGTGTAACTACTTTAGGAATGAGTGCTTCTGGACTCAGAGTTTTATCCGATGAATATTCAAAACCTTCATTTATGATTCGTATTTGATTTTTTCTTCCAGTTGAATTTGATCTTGGGACAATATAAGCTCCATCACCACTTAGTGATTTTGTACCAATATATACTGGCAATTCCTTATAATTAAATCCACTTGATATTATTGATACTTTACCAATTCCACCTGCGGCAGTTTTTGATGTTGTAGAATATTTTAAAACATCGCAATCATTTTTGTTATATGATAATCTTTCTGGAAAGTTATTTAATGAAATTTTAAACGTAGTAGTTCCAACTCCATAAACGGGATATTGTCCTGTATATGCACTGTCTACAAAAGTTATTTTTGAAAAATTCTGCGTAAATTCATCTAATTCTAGAGGATTTCCTTGTTTTTCCAAATTATAAAATAATTTTTTTGGTAAATCTGGAGAATAATTTAGTGTTTTTGTAGAAGTTGTACCAATTCCGGGTTGTCCAACTGTTCCAATACCTGTGATTGAAAAGGATCCGGAAGTACTTGTAGTTGCTACGGATACAAATTCATTTTTAAAAGCATCATCATAATAGAATTTAAAATCATATCCATATAATGAAGAATCTGAAACGTCAAATATAATTTTGTTATTTTTTATAAACTCCAATGGTGGATTAATTAAACTCAATTCTTGCAAATCACCACCTTGACTAGAAATTTGTACCGTTCTTGGAGTATTTGAAAAACAGTCATAATAGGTCTCGGATAGTTTAATATTATTATCGTCAATTTTACAAACAAAGTATCTTCCAGTTTGTAATCCAGTTGCAACAGTATCTGCAGAATTATAAAATACACTATCTCCAGTTTTATAATTGTGTAAAGGAATTGTAATTGTATTATTTTGAGTATCAATCAATGATGCAGAAATATTAATAGGATTTACTAATAGTTTTTTAAATGTATTATTAAATTTAATACGAATTGACCCAGAAGTTCCTATACCAACAGAAGTATTTGGATTTACAGTTAATTGTATTATGTCTCCTTTTTGTAAAAGATGTGATGTGGAAACTGAAACTGTAGATTCTATTTTATTGATATTTGCCTTTACTTGGGTTTCTACAGATTCAAATTGATAAAATTCATTATTAGATCCAGTAACTACCGGAAAGAAAAGACCATTTGTGGTTGATGTTAATGATCTATTAGTAACGATACCAATGTAATCTTTCGACTTATTGATTGCATATAAAATTTCAGTAGTAGAACTGACAAGTAAACCAAATGCTCCACTAGTAGGAGTATCTGCAACACTAATTCCAGTTGTACCAGTTGGTCTTTTAAGGATAACTTTTTGGCCAGTTTGATAGGGATGATTTGGTAAAAATATTGATTGAGTTGTAGTTGCTGTTGTATACTTTACGTTATCAATATAGTAATCTTTATTAGATGCTAATCCAGGAGTTGTTCCTATTCCCAATGAAAATCTTGGATTAAAGAAAGTTATTTTACTATCTTTTGACTCAAAAGGATCAGTATCTTTATAAATTTCAAATGAATTTGGTAGAAAATAAACTGGAGTTGTTTCTGTGTATGCTATTCCGCTAGCATTTCTCCTAACTTTTAAAACATTAGGTTGGTCGTAAACATTTAATATGGATAAAATTTCATTTCCAATTTTGATGCTACTTCCAATAGAAATATTTTTGGGAATTGATGAAAGTGGAATATTGGTAACAATTCCTGTTGTTGATGCATCTCCAATATTTTTTAAGAGAGATGATGAATAGGTTGTTAATCCTACTTTATAAAAATCATTTAGTAAGAATAGATTTGTAGAAAGTCCTGAGATAGAAATTGTATCACCATTTGTGAAGTCATGATATGGATTTATTACTACCTTTAATTTGTCAAAATTTTCTCTGACAATAAGAGATTCGTTATAACTTATCGTTGAAGTGTTAATTCTTACGATATCTTTTCCGAATACTTCAGAAACTTCTGCATATAATCCATATCCTCCACTATTAGTTTGATCAAAATCCAATTTATCATTAACTTTATAACCATCTCCAGGGTTAATAATGTCAAAAGAATCTACTTTTCCACGAATTACGGACTCTATAGAAGTTGTTTGATTTATTAATTCATTAGATTCAATAATAAAATCATTACCCGAATATTGTTGATTCGCATTGTATGGTAAGGTATTTCTTAATAAAGATGTACTATTAAAATCATATGATTGATTGAGAGTAATATTTTCTTTCGCAAATTTGGATCTATATGTATTACCAATAAAATATGGGTATTGTCCTACAGTATCTCCAGAAGGATTTTCTACAGTTGATGCAAAATATGCATAAACGCCATTTGGAAAATCTGGAGTTATGCAAAATCTTCCGTTATTTTCATCTAGATCTCCAGAATTATTAAAGACATAATCTTCGTTAAAAAATCCAAGGTCAAATCCAGATGGTCTGTTTACAATAGTTGTTGAAGCATATCCTGTTGCTAGTCTTTTTATAGTAGAATTTCTATCATTTGGTTTAGAATATCCATATGGTCCATAAATTGGATTTCCATCATATGCCCATCCAATAATTGGTGAATGATTAGTATTTGGATCTGGATCATTAAATTGATTTTTTAATGTTTCCGAATATCCGCAGACAAAATATTGTAAATTATTATTTGATTTTATTAATATTTGATTCGCTGGGTTTCTATAAAATACATCCTGTATTCCATATTGGTATGACTTATTACTTGATAGTGATCTAACTTGAGCATCAAAAACTGAATGTTTTCCAGGACGTTCTGCAAGTATTGATGTACTATCAGATTCATATCCAATTCCACCATTAGTGACAATTATTGAAGTTATTTTTCCATTAGTAACTACAGATCTAAGTGAAGCTCCTGTTCCCTTTCCGTATACTTTTATGTCTGGATTGGAGATATAATTGGATCCTCCAAAAAGAATCAACACACTACTTATTTTTCCATTTACAATAACAGGTTTTAATTGAGCATCAGTTCCTGTTAAAATTTTAATGGTTGGTTTTTTATGATAATTTAAAATATTTGATCCATAGTTTGATCCATTTTCATAAACATATGCATCAATTATTTTTCCTCTTACTACTGGTATTGCAGCAATTTGACCTCGTATTTCAGTGCTACCAATTCCAATACTAGAATATGTTACCGACAGACTTATTTCTGGATAATTAAATATTTGATATCCTGTTCCCGTAGTAGCGATATTTACATAGTTCTTTCTTTCATAATTTTCACTAATAGTTGCACCAATGCCGGCATCACATAATCTAAAGGAATTATCATCTTTCTTAAAAATATAGTAACTATTAAGTGTAGAAAGTCCAACAATTCCACTAGTTTCATAACTATATCTTACAATTTCTCCATCAGAAAATCCATGATTTGTAAAATTGATAGTATCATAATATGTAGATATTCCTGTAGGTTTTACAATTAATTTTCTATTTGTGTAACCACTACCACCATCAATTACTTTAATTTCTGCTAGATTATTTCTAATCTCAGTTTTAAACTTTTGAATTCCAGAATTACCAATAGTAGTAAATCCAACCGTGTTAATTCCTGAAACAGCATCGATAAATGTTTTGTGAACCTTAATAGTTCTATCATTTAATATTCTTGCATAATAAACTGAATTGGATATTAAAGTTTGATCCGTGTCAGTATTTGATCCACCAAACGGACCAATACCAATCTCTGGGTTTCCATTACTATCATATACTATTTTTTGCCCATTAATTAAATTATGTTTAGTGAGGAATGTTATCCTTTCATTATCAAAGTCTAATCCACCACCTTTAGATATTCTTCTAGCATCAAAGTCAATTTCTCTTCTATTTTTAATAATTACTGGATTAAAAATAGCACCAGAACCATTTCCACCACTCAAATTTATAGAAACAATCTTATCAATACTAAAATCTTGCGGATCAACATATATTTTATCAACTGACCCTTGAACAACTGGTTGAACTAGTGCATTACCAGATACTTGAATTTGTGGAGGGTTGATAACATCATAATTAGATCCACCATTCAATACATTAACTTTTTCTAATGGACCGTAATAAATTCTATCATTAGATTTATAATTAAAAATTTCAACTCCATTAATGAGCATTCCAACTGGTCCAGGAATGGTTTCATCACCAACAATTTCATCATTTTTTGGATTTAAATTAAATTTTCTTAATAGTGTTTGAGGTGAAATTATTTTATCCTTTTGGGAACTTAAGATAAATTTATGAGTTCCACTTGGAAGATTTCCTGGCAATTGTCCGAATCTTACACTATTATCCGTGCCAATGAAATTTCTTGATGTATATAATTTAATTGTTGTTTGTGAAATAACTTCCACATAATATGTACGTGCAGTTAATCCTTCTATTGGAAGATTTGAAAAATTATAATCTATTTCATCTCCGGTTAAAAATGATATTGGAGTATTAAACTGTAAAATGGAATAATTTTTAGTATCTCCATCATAATTTGATATGCTACTTACAGTATATTCAAATATATTTGATTCAATTTGATAAGATGGTAATGAATTTGAAGCTACATACAAGTATTCATTCTTATCAGAATAAACATTTTGAACATCTGCAAAAATATTTTCATTTAAACTAGCATCAGTTCCAATTCCAATTGGTATAATTGAACTAGTTGCCTTTTTAATTTTTCTTCTAATATCATATTTTTTGAGAGGATTCAATACTGAGATATCAGATCCTACTGTTACTGTATTATTTGAAATTGCTGAAATTACTGTGTTGGTTAATTCTGGTACTAAAATTTCAGTATTTCTTTCTAAAAATTCAACATAATCACCAACTTTTAATCCAGATTTATAAATGTCAGATCCTGTAACTAAAGAAGATCCACTATAAGATTTTATTTGATATCTTGAACTAGTATTATAAATCCAACTATTGGCATTAATTTGTTTGTATGTCTTTTTAGTTGTTGGACTTTCGATTATTTCCCCAACATTCTTTACAGTTACTAAATTTCCCTCTAAAAGACCACTATCTGGAGAATCTATAATTAGATTTGATAGAACACCAGTTGTTCTAAAACTTACTTTTTTTGTGGTGTCTCCGTTTTCATATCCATAATAAGTATCATCAGATATGATTGGAGTAGTCTTAGGTATTTCTATTGAAATTGAACTAGAACCATCACTATAACATCCAAAAAATTGATTAATAGATTTACTCGTATATCTTATTGTATGATTATTTGCATAAAGCTTGCCATAATCATAAAATCCCAAAGTGGAATCAACTGTAATTACTGAAGATCCTGGTACAATATTATCAATACATCTGGTTGTGGGTGTAATTTTAAAATCTGACAAAGAAGATGAATCTACATCATCATATCCAAGAAAAAGTAATAGTTTATAATAAACCTTTCCATTTCTAGTAATTATTTCTACTTCAGAAACAGATGCTGAAATTGTTTCATCATTTTCCGATTTTATAGTTTGACCGACCAATAATGCTGGGTCTCCTGAAATCCTTTCCGCAATTATTACCTGTCTACGAATGTAATCGGCATTGGAAGATTTAATTAGAAATCTTTCCATATCAATGATTTCAGGATCTTCTCCATACAATACATTGAATAGAATTCTGAAAGATTCTGTGGTTCCTTTTGATTGATAAAATGTTCTTGCTTCTTTTATAAAATTTCCAACATTTAAATCTGAAACAAATTCCAGATTTTCCAATCCTGGGGTTAAAGTATATTTTATTTTTTTATAAAATTCTTGTAAAAATAGTACGCTAAGATTTTCTACTACACCTTCATTAGTATGAGATGCTGCAGTAGAAGTAGAAAATACTAACTCTTCATACTCCAAATCTTTATGATAATCAGTAACTCCACTGAATCCACGAATACATCCAATAAAAGTTGTTTCATTTTTATCAGTATATGTAATAATTTCATCATCAATTTTCAACAGTCCATATCTATTAGGAAATCCTTTAGTAGATTCTACAGAAATTTCTACGTCTGTTGCAGAAATTGAAGAAGATAAAACTGTCGATCCCTTGATAACTTCTGGAATCAGATTGTCTAATTTGAGGTATTGATCTAAATTATCTACAATATCAACTGGTCCGCCTTGATATTCTTGAGAAATATAGTATTGTTTTAAAAAGTCCACAGTTTTTGGACTTTCATCCAAAATAAATTCTGGAAGTTGGTTTTGAATTATCTGCTGTATTTTAACTCTACTTTCAAATCCCGTAGTTATCATACTATTCCCTCGTTAAATCCCCATTTGAATAACTTGATCTATATGAATCCTTCGTAAATACAACTCCGGAAATGTCTTCACCAGATGCAATAACATCCTTTACCATATTTATTTGACTTTTTGAAATGTCAAATACAAGGTACAAATCTTTTAATCCAATTACATCATTGGATTCTGGATATGCTTGAATTTGTATAATGTTATTTGGAAGTAAAGTTGAATTTATATTAATAGTATTAATCATAATTTCACCAGTTTCATAATTAATTGTTCCTGCCGATTTAATGACAGTTACGGATGAATTTTCTTGAGGAGGAGAAGAGTTAGTTGATCTTATGATAGATAAAACTCCAGTTTTATTATCCGAATTTGGTATATCGGTAAAATATACGGTGTTTGGATCATTATTAATAGTAAATCCAGTAGATTTGATATTATAACCTTCAGATTTTATGTGAAATTTATTACCAAAGCAGAGTTCATATTGTGTAAATTGATTCAATAGTACCTTTAAATCTCTTCTAATTCTAACTTTTGTAATATTTGAAGTGATTGAAATATCAGTATTATCAATTACTTGAAGTATTTTACTATATTTAAATCTTCCACCAAATTTATTAAGATCGATGGAATTTGCATATGTCGTCAATAAAGATTGAATCTTCGATTTTAATTGCTCTATATTTGAAACCTTAGAGTAATCATAATAAACTGAAGAGTCAATTTCCACATAAAGAATTTTAAGATCAACAATTTTCTGATTAATACCAGAAATGCTATATTGCTTTAATTTTCTAAGAATTTGTTCCTTATCAAAATCAGAAACAAAATTTCCATTTTTTGGTTTTATACTAATTGTTACTGATCCATATTCTGGTGGATCTAGTTCTTCTCCACCAACAACCGAAATTGATTCTGCATTTGGATAGATTATATTTTGAATTATAGCCTCATAATCTTTTGCAGTAACTGCTCTATATTGTGAAGAATATAATCTAGGTGCAAAGTACTTAATGGAATCTACTGCTTCGATTTCTGATCCATTTCTAGATGATACATTAGTTGTGATATTGATTGTATTTGTTGGAACTACAGGAACATTACTTGCATTTCTGAATGTTCCGGCAAATGTAAATTCCGACGCTCCATTACCACTCGAACCATCCGTAACAATATAATTAACTGTTATAATAGTCCCGTTTATTAATTTTTTACCAAATCTTCCATCACCAAAAATAAGTTCATATTTCTCGTCTTTAACTTCTTGAATTAAATATATTTCAGATAATGAATTAATATCTACAATATTATCTACCAATGAATATTTTCTTGTAGTTCCAGAACTTCCTGGTCCTTTAACAGTTACAACAATTGAACTTGTATCAATATATGAGTTATCAAGAATAAACTTTTGATCCAATGATCCATTAACAGTAAATTCTTTGGTTAAAAATGTTCCTTGATAAATTGGCAGATTAGTAAATGTTGCCGTACCATTTACCACATTTTGTGAAACATTTTCAGAAATTGAAAATATATACGAACTCGAATCTACCGTACCAACGCATACCAAACCAGCCTGTAAGGATATTGTTGGAGTTTCCGAACTAGTTTGTACAGTAAACGATACACGTGCCTCTGAGGACTTTCTAGACCTAGGTACATAACCAATATTTCTGGCAAGAGAAACTACGTTTTCCCTAACCGTTGCAGAATCCAAAAAGGATTCATTTACAACCATATTAGAGTTAAAAGCAGTAATATAAGTGTTATACGCTAGAGTATCAATTACAATGGAAAAATTAGACCCCTCAAAGTCAAAATCCGTGAAATCGGAATTTGCACGGATATAATCCTTGATAGAGGTCTTTATCTGATCAAAATCTAGATTTGTAAACTTAGTAAAAGGCATTTTATCTTGTTGCCTCTAATATGAATGTATATTGTTGTGTTGGAATTTCTTGACCGATAATATTAAAGGTAACTGTTACTTCAAATTCATTTGTATCTGGTTTTGGCAAAACATCGACGATAACATCATTAACTCTTGGTTCAAAATTATTAATAGTCGTTTTAATTTGTCTCTCAATTATAGATGCCGAAGCATAATCTACAAAATCAAATAAACTTGCACGAACATTAGAACCAATATTAGGATCAAAAAATCTTTCAGATGGAATCGTTTCAATCAAATTGCGAATTGATCTTATAATTGCATTTTGATTTTTTAATATTGGCAAATCCTTTGTCACAGGATGTGGTTCAAAGGATAAACTAATATCTTTAAAGAATCTAGATATCCTTACAATTGGCATCAGGGTATAGAAATTTCTTCAGTTATTTATCATTATTTCCATGAAGAACCATAAGAAGGTTCTGTTCCATATTCCCAATCATCATAATCATTTTGATTGCGAATTTGTTTATGCAGTTCAGACTGTTCCTTCAAATAGTGCTTTCTTGCTGGAATATCATCGTGCATAATCTCTTGAATTGTTCTTGGTTGTTCCTGAACACTATAATCAGTGATTAACCTTGTGGTTCCCCACATTTGATGCATGTAATTTGAATCTCTATCAACGGGTAAATTGGACATTTTAGCTCCTGTTTTAATGAATAAAACAGAACTTTTATAAAGGAGGTTGCTATCTCCTATTTCTATTTAACGATTTACCTCTCTAAGAGAATAATTATCAGAATTAAGATATTTTAGCAACTCTATGGCGATTAATTTTGGATTTCCTTCTCCACAGGTATAAACATCAATTGCCAAACAACCCTCTTCTGGCCATGTATGGCACGAAACATGACTCTCGGAAAGTGCAATGACAATTGTACATCCCTGAGGAATAAAACAGTGATGATAAATGTTAAGAATTGTCATTCCAGCGCGTTTAATTCCGCGCTTCATGACATCCTGAATGGCAATTCCATCATTCAAAAGGTCAAATTTAACATCATAGACCTCTAACAAGAGGTGTTTACCCATCGAAAAGCGTTTCAAGGCATAAAAATCCTAAAAATTTATTTATTTCTAATATTTTGAACCATTTCATAATCCTTTTCTAATATTTTCTTCAGATAATCATCATTCCAAAGATCATAATAACCAGTTTTTGCTAAAATTTGTCGCATTTTGGTCAAAAATTCTTTATTTTGATATAAAATCAGATTATACAGTCCATTATTTGTCTGAATACCATTAATAAAACTTGGTTCATCTCTAAAATCATCAAAAAACTTATATTTTGGGTATAACTCATTCAATTCTTGAATTTTCTGATATCCATAATTCAAGTCTAAATTATCTTCAATCACAAAAATAACGACACCAAACTCTTCGTCAAGAGGTTTGATGTCATCTACAGAACTTTTTACAATTTTATATGTGTTTGTTTTTGCAAAAGGACATATTGAATAACCTTTAAGGTCAGGATGAGATTTTGTTATTTGATCAATCCATTCCTTAAGGTCATTCATCTGTCGAATTACTTTTTCTTTCTAGCGTTTGATGCTTTCTTTTGAGCACTAGATCTACACTGACCCGTTGCTTTTCTTTTATCACCATTACCAAATGTGGGATTCTTTTTTGGTTTTTTAGGTGCCATTATTTGCCCTGACCTCTATATTTCTTACGAGCCCCATTGCGAGAAGAAGCGGCGTATTTAGTTCCCATGCCATCTCCTTGACGAGACTTTTTAGGAGGACCCGGAATATAAGAACTGTTCTTATTTAGTCCACCCTTTGCTTTTGTTGCCATAATTTTTAATCTCCGATAATTTCAGTTTGAAGTTCGCTTGGATTTGGAGAACCTGTTTCGTAGTATTGCAACGCCAAGTCCTCCATAGTATCAAAATATTCTTCCTGTGATAGGTCCGAATAAATCTTACGACCTTTACAAAGAATATTGTAACGTTCGTGTTTATACGTCATTTTTTAACTTAGATTACTCTTGTCTTCTCGTGACCAACTCTGATACGAGGATCGCACCAAATTTCAAAGCCTGCTTCTTTTGCATCGAGACAGAATGACACATCTTCTCCACACATGTCCTGAACTTCTCCAGATTCAAATACCTGCATCTTTGGTGCAAACCATGGATACTTGATGCCTTCGTTTTCAAATACGCCATGTTTGATCAGCAACCATCCAAATCCTGCATAGTCTACGGTGAAAGGCTTCCGACGCTTCGAAATGCTCTCAAGAGTTTCGTGATTCATGACTCCACCATTATTGCGGAAATCATCTTCCTCCATCCAGTGTGCAACAGAAGTAGTATGACCATCTTCTGTACAATACCATCCAGAAGCAATATCTTTATCCATCAAAACAAGTTGATAGAATTTTTCAGTATTGAAGATGATATCAGAATCAATCCAAAGTTGCCAATCATACTTCAGTTTCCCATCCCATGGAAGTTGATCAGGTCCTCTTAGCACATTTGCACCTAAACATTTGCATCTTGCAAAGTTTACCATGGAGGAATAGTCTTGAGAAATTTGAATACTTCCGCCATTCTGAACAATATCAAAACACAGTTGCACAAAGTTCTTCAAGTATGCATAGGAAACTCCTCTGCCAGGAAGACAGAACACAACGGATTTTCCTCTGATCATCTCTCTTGCTAGATTGTAATCCCACTCTTCCCCACTACCAGTACTTACGGTGGGGGTTTTTGCTTTTACAGTAAATCCTTTAGCCATAAAGTTTGTTTGTTTACTTCAGTATCATACAACATTATGTAGCATCTGTCAATTTAGAATATGATCAGTCATCTTCTCTTTCTGACAATACGAGTTCTCCACACTCAACTTTGAGATTTAAATTTGTGTCCTCGTACCATGAAAGATCATTCACAATCCATTCTGGAATTGTAACATAATAGTCTCCACTAATGGGATCGACTTGTAGAGGTTGAAAATTTTCTCCGGAATTTTTTCTCATTTTTGTATATGAATTTACCTTTTTCAAAATTATATAGTATTTTGAGTTTTTAAAGCAATCTATGAGGAATGTGTTTTACATCTCCGGAAATTTTTGTGTCTTGTGATATATAAAGGTCGATTTTGGTTCGTTGTAGGTTAGGGTAGTTAGCCGTTTTTATATACGCCCCCATGACCCCGAAGACGCCCCCCGTCGCCCGTAGGGTAACTGCCAAACACGAACGAAAGTAGGGGCGCTAAGTATAAACAACTGCGCCCCACGAACGAATACCTAACTGCCCCGCACTAAGTATGATTTAGAACCGCACGAAAGGTAGAACGCGATCATGGATTCTGCCTCACTAAGTGTAGAGAACGATTGCTCCCTTAAGTCACCAGAATAGGGCAAAGTGTAGACAATAGTGAACATGATCAGAATGCAGTGGGAAAGTATAAAGAAAGGGGAGGGATTGCCTCCCCTAAGTGTAACTTACCGTGCCCAAGTTACGCGGATGAACTTATCACCCTCTGTAACTTTAGCGGCGCCAGTTGCAACCTCTTTAGATTTTTCTGCCTTAAGTTGTATCTCAAGACAGGCGATTGCGTCACTGTATGTAACTTTATCGCGGGAGGTTAGTGATACCAACCCCCAGCAAGTGCGCTCGCTGGATACATCGGCGGCAATCATAATGCCTGCCAATTCTTCTCTCAAACGCTTGCATTCTGCATCCGCTTCTTTATACTTTGCATCAGCGGTTGCCAGTTTGCCCATAAGGTGCTCGATGGTATCGGATACGATAGCGGCGGGCAGATCGTAGGATTGTGCCATGATTCGGGATTGTCAGGGGGGGGTGTGGTTGTTTCCCCCTGATGCAATTATTCTACAGCATAGGATGGGGGGATGGGGGGCATCCTGACAGAATCGGGACAGTTTCCGAACTGGCACAAGGGCCTGTAGATAATAAAAAAGGGAGGCGATTGTGCCCCCCTAAGTTATATTTTATGCTGCAACTTTATTCTTTTGATTGTATCCAGCATGGAGACCTTTTGCCCTTCGTTGTCTAATAGCGGCACCTAATGCACTGCCTTTAGGTTGTGTTCCATGCACAAGTAGGGCGAATGGTTTATCACCAAAACAGTGACTATCATCATGATCTACACTTAACCCCAGCGATTCTGCCTCTTGTTCATCAGCAACCACTACAGAATAGCGTTGGAATGTATCAATTAGGTGATCGAATTTGCCACCCTTAGATGCAGTGATGTAGAAGTTTTCTGGCAGTTTCAAGTATAAAAACAGTTGCAAACTTTTGGTGTAAGCGTAAAACTTAAGGTCAGGATTGCGCTGTGCAACTTGAATCCAAGCATCGAGATAAACACCAGAGAAAAAGTCACCAGACTCGTGAATTCTCACAAGTTTAGTATTTTTAGTGCGGTTAAGTTGAATGGAATTGTGAATCAAATCGACCACAGATCCATCTTGAATAGCATTAACAATCATTGAAAGATTGTCTGCCCGATTGTTAAAAACCTGATCATATTGCACCTCTGAAGATGCAGCGAAACAACGGAAGATAGTTTCCTTACTATCAACAATCGAACGCTTGCCATTGTTATTAACAACGGCGAAACTTTTACAATGAAGCGCACCGGGGCAAGTTTTACCGGCCGGCAGACTAAAAACTAGGGTGCCTTTAGAGAGTTTGGCGTTACCCTTAGAGAAGTGAAGCATAGCGGTGTCCGGGTGTGGTGGGGACTCCCATAGAATAGCACGGAAGGGGGGGGGATTGCTCCCCCCGACTGATCAGTGTTGCTTATGCAATCACTTCCACAAACCTTCTTTAACTAATTGCATCACAAGTGCGTTAGCAATCTTACCACAATGGGGGCAAATTGTAGCGTACTTAATTTCACTTTTTAGAGCATAATAGTTGCTAGAACGATTATGACCAAACTTAAAACGATAGATTGCACTAACTGTTTTAAGAAGTTGGCGCTTCTCAATGTCACCTTTAACCCAACGATAAGCGGCGTTAAAAGGTAAAAAATCAGCGTAACCTTTACGGCAATACTCTAACAAATTGACAACCTTTTTGGCAATTTCATCACCTAATTGTGGGGTCAATTCTGCCAGAACAATCTCATTAAAGGAAAGAAGTTGGGGAGGTTCATTGTTAGCAACTGGAGCAGGTTGCACCGTTACTTCACTCAAACCAAGCAGAAAGTTGCCAATCTCAGTATAAGAACCGTTGACGGTAACAGTGTTGCCGTTGTTGGTGATTGTGAGAGTTTGCATGATCTTGTGGTGGTGGGCGGCGTCAGTGGTGCGCCGTTGGTGAAAGTATGCCCCATCAGAACCGACCAGATCCAGCGGCCTTGTGCCACTTGTGAAACTGGTTTTTGGTGGCGGTTTTTGATCGGTGCCATGGTATCCTAAGGGGACAATCGAAACCAACGGGGGAAGGGTATCCCTACTGAACAACACATCGCCACTCCCCCTGCCATAAAATAATTATAACAATATATTAAGAAAAGTGGATCAGGCACCACCCTGACCCACGCTAACCCACTCACCTACGCTATGATTATCTGTTCTCTTACGCGCA